GGGCGAATATTAACAAATTGTGAACAAAATGAAATTCCCATGAACTTCATGAACAATTTGTTAATATTACAAAGCTTCACACAATATTTACAATACACATAATATCTATTCATAATTACTATAATATACTTCGTTAAATTTTTAACGAAATTCACAATTACTATAGTTAGCATATGCTAACTATATCTTAACACAAATTCAACATAGTAAATACTAATCATTTACAATTTATATCTTACACAGACATAATATTTTGTTATACTATAATCACGATAAGGAACGGTTTCATAGGAGGATAGAATGATGAACGAATACAAACACTTCAAAGATTCTTTAGGTATGGAGGATGGCTTTGAGCTTCATACGTGGGATGAAATCAACCGATTAAATAAAGTATGTGAAGATTATTTTATATATCGGGGTTATGCAGTGGATGATGAATGTACAGGGTATTACATTGTATTGTTATACGATGCAATTGGCTACTGCGTATTAGATTATAACATAGGTAAAACGGTATTATTAGCACCTCACGAAATTGATTTTATGAACGGTGATGATGTTATATTATTTCGCTCGTCAGACGGTGCTATATACTCTCATTTTTTAAAAGGTGGAATTCATCAAGAGGACTTAAATTCAATATATGAATGTGTTAATAGTAAGTCAGGGCTGGCAAAATGTAGAGTTGACGACTACAATGTATTAGTTTGGGAGATATTAGATGATTAGCCAATACGATATAAAAGATATTAGCCGCGCGGGCGATATTGGGATAATTATATTTGAAGATGTCGAGAACCAAGAAACATTTACATTACCATTAGATTTGACAAATTTTAAAGAATCAGAATTATATGTGTTATGTGCGGAGTGTTATGCTTGTAACGATTCTTTGTATATAACAGACATTGATAGTAATTTCGAACTTGCGACTAAAGAAGATTATAACCGCGAACGAGAGAGCATATCCGAAGCGATAGAGGAGGTATTACGCAATTATGACAAAAACAGACAAAATGATTAAGTTGTATAACTATTATGAAATAATGTACCGTCGACACTATAGCGTATGCAAAAATAGTTTGGAAACCGATATATATCAAGCGAAGCTATCGGCAGTCAAAGAATGTTTAGACATTATGACCGAGGGTGATACAAATGACAGATAGGCAAGAATATCGCAGATTGTATTATATTCTTAAGAAGCGTGAGCAAAGGTTTTCAGCGTCTAAGGAATGGTCAGATTATGACAAAGGGCTTAAAAGCGGATTATTTGATTTAGAAGCCCCTAAGGACATATCAGATGAGGATTTACCATTTTATCGAGAAATTGCGGAGAATTTATATAAAAATAAGTTTGCAAGTATTGCGGGGCTAAGAGAAATGCGCCGAAAAAGTGTTGCAACATTAAAAAAACACGGATATAATATTCCAGTTTCTAAATATAATAAATTTGCCGATTTTATGGCCGCGGCGGAGAACACAAAACTAATAGACATATATTCGTCGGAGGAGCTTGCACGTGCGTTTATTAATGGAGATGCTAAACACAAGACTGTCCAAAATATTATTAACGAAATCGGTTAATAAGTATCTGGAAGTAATAGCGTCATGGGATATAGAAACGAGCAAAATTGAATACAAAGATGAGACCCACGCGTTTATGTATATATGGCAGCTGCATATATGGGGCATGCCGGTAATATATGGCCGAACTTGGGAAGATTTTATAACCGTGATTGACGAATTAAACCGAATAATTCCGGAGAAGAAACGATTAGTTGTATATGTTCATAATTTAGCTCACGAATTCCAATTTTTAAAGGGCATTCATGAGTTTGACCGAAAAGATGTTTTCTTAGTTGATGTTAGGGAGCCTCTATATTGCGTATGGGGTAAAGTGGAATTTCGTTGTAGTTACAAGCTTGCGGGAACAAGTCTTGAACGGTTTATGAAAGATATGAACGTTCCTAAAGCATTACAGAAAACGGAAATGAATTACGACGTAGTACGTTATCATTGGACGGAAATAGAAACTGAAGATTTAATTTATATGCGAAATGATGTTGTAGGGTTATCATGCGCTATTAAAGCGCTGTTAAAAGCTAACGGCGACACACTAAATACAATTCCATATACTTCAACAGGATATGTTCGGCGAATGGCAAAAAAGGTGTTATTCCCATATAACGGAATATTACGAGGGTTAGTGCCCACATTACATGTGTTTGAGTTGTTACGTGAAGCGTTTAGAGGCGGAGATACGCACGCAAACCGATTCTATGTAGGTAAGATATTAGAGAATGTCGGCAGTTATGACCGCGAAAGCTCATATCCTTATGAGCTGGTAAATAAGAAATTTCCTTTAACCGAATTCAGAGAAACGACAGACGATATTAACACAATTATATCAAATTCCGACAAATTTGGTTATGTATTCAGGGTACAATTAGAACATATAGAACTTAAGAAATGGCATCAGCCGTATATATCATTCAGTAAATGCAGGAACATAAAGAACTATTTGCTTGATAACGGACGAATATTATATGCTGAGAGTTTAGAGACAACAATAACAGAAATTGACTTAATAATTTTATTAGAGGATTATAACATTGCGTCAGAGGATATAACAATAATAGAATGTTATAAGGCTCTTAAACGATATTTACCCCCTGAATTTAGGAAGTTGGTGATTGAATTGTTCATTAAGAAAACCGAATTAAAAGGCGGAGAAGATAAGATTTCATACGCAGAGTCAAAAAAGAAAATCAACGCTTTGTATGGTATGACCGTACAAAACACTTTGAAAGATGATATAGCGTATCTTTCTTCAACTGACGAATACTATCTTATAGACACAAAAGAGGAGAAGCTCGCCAAAATGAAGAGAGCGCCGTTTTTACCCTATGCAGTGGGCGTTTGGGTTACAGCGTATGCCCGGCAGGACTTAAAGGCTTTTATGTGGATAGTCGGAAGAGATTTTGTATATGCGGATACAGACAGTGTAAAATATATCGGAAATTATACTCCGACAGATTACAATAAACGCATGGTGTCAGAAGCTCAAAAAATAGGTTATAAGGCTGTTGACATAAAGGGGGGTACTCATTATATGGGCGTGTATGAAAACGAAGGCGTGAGCGAAAAATTCGTCACTCTGGGAGCGAAGAAATACGCCCAGGTTAAGGACGGAGAATTAAAAGTGACTGTGGCGGGTGTCAATAAGAATAGAAAGGGGTCTACTCCGTCCGGCGCGGAAGAACTCGGCGATATTGAGAAATTCAAGGAAGGTTTTATTTGGAGTAAAGCGGGCGGAACAAGGGCAATCTATAATGATAATGAGACAGACATAGATTTGAAAATTGACGGGCATAATCTTCACATATCGTCTAATGTTGCAATTGTTCCAACAACGTATAAGCTTAGTACAAGTATAGATATAGAAGATATTTTGAAACGTATCAGTAATTCATCCCTTGAATGGTTACGAAAAAATTATTTTGATATGGAAAAGATACGATGGATAGAGTAAAGAAAAGTAAATTATATCAACCGTCAGGATATCCAGATATTGAATATCTGTTAAGTAAGGGTTTGCCATTTATGTGGTTAATCGGCGGTCGAGGAATCGGAAAGACGTATACTATACTTGAAACAATAGTATTAAATCGTCATACAAAATTCATATTACTTCGGCGCAAAGCTTCCGAGGTTAAGAAGCTTTCTACAGAAGCTTTTAACGTATTCAAAAAACTGAATTCTGATAAAGGAATAGACATTAGAACTTATCCGAATGGCGATGATTGTTATAGCTTTTATTATGCTGATGAGGATGGCAAAGCGTGGGGCGAATGCCTCGGATATATGATGAGCTTATCAACCTTTGCGAATTTCCGCGGCGGAGATATGACGGATATTGATTTTATAATACAGGACGAGGCGATACCTCAGACATTAAAGGGGCAAAGCATGAATGGCGAGGCTTTCACGTTCTTCAATGCTTATGAGACAATCAATCGTAATAGGGAATTGGAAGGGCGTCCGGCACTTAGAGTTATAAGTATATGCAATTCTACAATTTTAAATAACGACTATTTTTTGACTCTTAATATGATAAGTCCTATAATGGAAATGTACCGTAATAAGAAGGAATTGAAAATAGACCGCGAACACGAACGGCTAATAGCGTTATATCTAAATTCACCAATAAGCGAGCGCAAAAAGAAAACAGCATTATATAAATATACGAAAGACACGGCATTTGCCAATCAAGCTATTGATAACCTCTTTGAAGATATGGACAGCTTCTTAGATGTGTCACGTCCACTTGCTGAATATATACCTGTTGTAACAATAGGTGAAATTACAATATACCGGCATAAATCCAGACAAAAACCGTACTACTTATCGACACATAAAAGCGGAGCACCTAAAGAATTTAAGCTTAATGAATATGACATCTTGGTGTTCCGCAATAAATACCGAAGTATTGTAAACGCTGCATATTTCGGCGAAGCCGAAGCGGAAAAGGGGTATCTATTAAAATTGCTATTAAAATATATAAAAATGTATTGAGGTGTATAAATGAAAAATAATTTTACATGGATAGAGATGTTGAAATTCTGGGCTGCTCGATTACTTATAGTTACCATTATTGCGGTAATTTTAATTTGTATCTTATATTTTAAATATAGATAAATATTAATTATTAAAGGAGAAAGAAAATGTATAACAAAACAGTAATTCAAGGCAGATTGTGTAAGGAGTGGAGCGAGGTTAAAACAAGTACCAAAGTTATGGTTGCAAACTCTCTGGCCTGCCAAATATTCAAAAATACAGTATTTTATGATATTATTGGTAATAAGGAACAATTAAAAAATGTGCTGCAATTTATTCCTAAAGGTGCAGAAGTAATTATTGAGGGTGTCGTAGAAAAGCCCAAAAAATCATTAGATTATAACCTTAGATTATTTATTGATAAGCTCTATATAGTCCGAGGTATCAAGCCGGATGAAACGGAAGATGAGCATCAGACAGCTTCTAAAATGCCAATTGTTAATGACGACGATTATTGTTCATTTTAAAAAATAAAGCGGGCTTCGCCCGCTTTATTTATGTCTGCAAGTGACAGTCCAACTGCCCGAGAATGCAACAGCATTCGTATATATTAATATTACAGGATGCCCGGCTACTTGAGACACTGAAATTAGGGTTGAAACGCCGCCTATTAGGTTTGTTATATCAGCGTCAACAATATAATAATTTGTTAAATCAATATCATCTCCGCTTATTTTTAATATGCTATATCCTGTTGCACCCCCCGCAGCAATTCTTGTTATGCCAGTAGATGAAGAAGTAAACACTTTTTCGACAGCTTCTATAGTTACGGACGGGGTGGTAGTATATGTTATAATATAGTTATTATTTCGGAGAACATATCCGGTACTATTTGCACTGTCAACATATAATTGTTCAATTACATTGTCAGTGGTAATGTTCAAATAAATCTGAGGATGCTTGGAATTAACGGTTATCGCATTTAAAATGTTTTGTAATGTGGATAGTTGTGATGATGGAACGGTTTCGCCGTCAGACATTAATGTAAAAGTTGCACTCGCCGGAAGTTCGGTAATTTGAACAATATTGTTAATGTTAATAATAAGTTGTTTATTATAAAAACTACTAGAAGTCGTATATACTTCAGCGAAATATATATTGTTTGGTATTCGTCGTGTTAACATGTAGTATTCATAATGTTGATCCGTAATTTTGACCACACAATATATAAGTGCCCTGGCATCAATTAAATTAATAATTTCATCATATGTGTAATCGGCAGTAAATGTTTTGTTGGATTTTTCTGTAACTGTCACTTTAACAATTTTATCTACGGGTTCTATAGTTACGGACGGGGTGGTAGTATATGTTATAATATAGTTATTATTTCGGAGAACATATCCGGTACTATTTGCACTGTCAACATATAATTGTTCAATCACATTATCCGTTGTAATTTTCAAATAAATTTGTGGTGAATAATTATTAACGACTATAGCATTAAAAATATTATGTAATAATGCCAACTGATTTCCTGAGATTGTTTCACCGTCTGAAGATATGACATAACGCGGGTAATAGGGAAGAACACCTAAATTTGGCTGTGTATAACTAACCTCATCGTTGTAATTTAAGACCACCGTAAGTGACTGACTACTATCATAACTCGGAATTGCCCTAAAACAAATGCGTTCAGAACTCACTGAATATACACTACAATAATATCTGGTATTTTTCTCGACGAATGTGACGTCACCGTATACAAACTGTTTATTTGTAATATACGTTCGTATTGTTTCAAAACTATAGTTACACCGTGAGGTATCGGCAGTTATAGTAAATTTTACATAAAGGATTGAGTTGTTAATAAATTCTGTAACAGCCCTTTGAGACATTACTGCTGTTTGACTTGTACCGGACGATTGAGTTATCGCTATAAGCCCTATTTTGTCATATGTTATGCCTCCAGATGCCGTGTAAATCGTTGCACGATAGACGGCATTTTCAACAGTAAATGGCAAAGTCTGGAGCATTATTATCGGTGATTGTGGCGAATATGATTCATATGCACACCTGACAAAATTATTGACAGAATCCGAGATATAATATCGGACGTTAGCTCTGGTACGGTATTTTAGTAAATCGGACATCGATACATTTATAGTAGTCTCCGTTTCAGTATGTTTAACAAAAACATAAAAACGTGTAAGAGCGTTCTCAATAGTTGATAGTCTATTCCTATCAGATGAAAAATTTGAATCTGTTTCAGTTTCAAATTCTGCTAAATTCGCAATATCCTCATTGAGTTTTGCTGTCAATTCTTCTACGGTAGTATTAAGAGTATTAATTCTGGAGCTTAAATAATTCAACTGTGCCGTTACAGCGTTTTGGCTCATTACCTTATTTGTTGAATCGCCGGTCGTTTGAACTATTAAGTTTTCAAAATGATTTATTAAATCTTCTATTTCACTTTTAGTGGATTTTACATATTCAATTAACCAGTCAAGGTTTATGTCGTGAAAATTTGTATAAGGGAAGTAATACATTCCGTCACCTCTTAATATAATAAAATGCAAAATTCATTTTTAAATTCGTCACATATATATTTATTAAAATCAAACATAACTAAGTCTCTTTGACTTTGCGCCATTTGCTGACTTGTAGTTACTCCGATGTTTCCGTGACGACTTAGCGTTACTGTACGATTTAATATATCACTTCTGCTTATATCGAGCTTTTGCGTATCCTTAAATGTGTGTTCCTCGGTGGTTGTATGTGATAAATTGTCAGTTCTGGTATTAGTAGAAGTAGTACTAAAATTATCAGTGTCACTATGGGCATCCGCTAATGTTGATGAATTAAACGCCGACACTTTATGCGTAGTAGTTCCGTCACGACTGGCATTCCCGCTGTCGGATACTGTTCCGGTATCATTAGTCGTAATACTATCTTCATTGGTTGTCCCTCCACTGTGTGTATGCGTATCAGTTCCGGTATTAGTATCTTCTTGCGTAGTTGTCTCTTCCATCTTGTAATTTTCAAGAGGTTCAAACGATTTATAGAATTCCGCAGTAGTGGTATTATATAATTCCGTAAATCTCACATCATTTACCTGCGCCCATGCGCTAATAGCAATTTCTGCAAAATTAGGATTAGGGTACATAAATTCAAGCTCCGCAGTATTTATAAGAATATAACCTGCCAGCTGTGTTGACATCCAACTGCTTGGAACATTAAACCAGCTTTTAAATTTTGAAGCTAAATCCTCAAAATCCGCTGTTTTCGGAAGTGTTGAATTGACTATCCCCATTATTGAAAGCCAAGCGTCCATTAACATCCACCCTCCATTTAACCGACAGATTACCCTCAAGTTCAGGGTATATTTCGATAGCCTGCTCAATACCTCGCTGGACTTCCTTTAAACACATATCCATTGCGGAGAACGACTGCTGTGTATTAGCTTCAACCTCCGATGTTATAAGCCTCTCTTTTTTATCAGTATTGGCAGTTGGTATACCTATTCGATTAAGAAAATCATTATATAGATTTTTAAGAAGTCCGTGTAAATCGTTTGCTATAAAATTATTCCGAATTTCATTATTAAACTTTACCCAGTGGGGGTTATGTTCTTCATCAAATAAATTTTTATCTATAAAGGCCGCAGGCTCACCGCTCGCAATTTTATCCATGAACTTCTTAAATGTTTCTGCTCCGGCTTTATTGTCAGAAGCGAATACATAAGCAAGCTTTGAATTCAATATATTTGTATCGAGCGTTTCCGCAGTTAACGCCATCATATCACCGTAATAATTTACAATGTCGAGCATTCCGCAGTAATCGGGACGTATTCTGATTACGGCACATTCTTTACCGATTATGGGTTCAAGTATTTGATTTATTCTCGGATTAGAAATTACAGCATTAGTAGGTTGATACTGTACATTATATCCTTTTAATCCCGCCTGTTGTGGAATTATACCGAATGCTGGAGTATCAATAACTGCAAAATACCCCCATGAGAATAGTACAGCTTTGAAATAATTGCTATCCCAATTCTCCGGGATTTCCCATTCCCAAACACTTAATAAATCAGAAAATAAATAACGCCTGAAGAATGCTGATAAAGCTGTATTCGTTACATGTATTGTTGACGGCGTAACAGGTGCCGTTTCAAGCATGATATTACCGTATGAATACGGCACACTATTCATAGAAAAATCCCCCATTCAAATATTCTTCAATTTTTGCACGCTCCGTTGCAAGACATGGGAATTCTACTTCCGCATTTGCACACTTAATAAAACCTCCTACAGTGCTTAATACCGCCGGTGCGCAATATGGACGGCCAAACTCCGAATTATATTCATCAGCTATTGAATAAAATGCTGAACATAATCTATTACTGTTAGCAAAAGAAAATGTTGCTAAATCCCCACCTGTTCCAGTCTCACGAATAAGCGGTACTCCGGCAATTGCCGCCCAGTTACTAACGCCTGTTTCGATAGTCATATTCGACCCGCTTCCTGTTAATGTGCTAATAATACTTGAAGCTGAATTAGCTATCGCTGTTGCTCGTGAAAGTTCTGATACGGCCTGAACATTAAGAAGCACATCTACTCCAACCTGTGCCTCTGCTTCAGCAATTATCATAGAATTTGAACCATTAGATACACGTAACCACCCCCGGCCAGAATATGCATCTATACCAATATAAATTTTAATAGACGTTTCATTAGCAATTAAACTGCAATCCAAAGGAATCTTACCAAAGGGTTTAACTGATAATATACGCTTAGTATATAAATCTGAATTTACATAGCTTCCGCGGCTCGATGTTTGCGGATGCTGTGGCAAAGTGATTGTTCTTTGAACACTTGAATATGCTTGTGTGTCAGATATTATTCGACATGTGGCGGGCACGCTCCAATATCCCATATTTACACTTTCTACCGCAGTTCCGCCAAATGAACTTCTGTACATCCTAATTGATTTTATAAAGTCCAGCGGATTGAATATTGAGGGGTCGTAAGTAATATCGGCAGCTGAAGCATTCCACCACGAATTACTATTATATATGTTCCGAATAAATGTTGAATATTGAGAGGATGAAAAAATATAGTAAGTGACCCCTGTTGAACCTCCACCACCACTTATACCTACAATATAATAGGTTTCATCAATCCATGGAGAGTTAATATCGGTTATATTGACAGTAGGATTAGTTAAAACAGGATATACAGTATCAACAATACGTCCGTTAAATGTTCCACTGCAACGCTCTACATAATGTGTGCCTGTTCCAATATCGCCCTTATATGTTGCCATAGGGTCAACTTCAAGTGTTGCAATCCAATTCCGTTCCACCCATTCCCATTCCGTTATAAAATAATATCTCGCAAAAGCATCAATATAAGCGTAATTATAGCTCGCAGGAAAATAATCGACCGCCCCGGCAGCCTGAAGGATAATGATAGGTTTTAGTATTGTGCAATTATCTTTCAGCGTTCCGGTGTATGTGAACCCCCCTGTGGTGGGGGGTGTTTTGGTTGAATTATTCCTCTTTCCAAAACCTGAATATAACGTAACTTGCATATTATCAGTCCAATGTAAATACTACAGCGTTCTCGGTGAAATCATTCCAAAAACGGTCGGTGAAATGCCATGCGACATTATAATAACCGCCTGAAATATTAAGCGGACTTGTTGCACTCCATTCATTGCATACTGTCATTCCGCAGCTTTCCTCATCACAAAGAAGAGCATATACTCCGGGAACTGATACTGCGTCTGAAGGAGTGGTTATAGTTCCAGATGATGTTAAATATGACGGTGTAACATTAATAGTGTCTGGAGTATCTACAGCTTGCCAGAAATTAACAGTTTCATGGTCCGCATAACGGAGAAACGTATCATGATATGTATCAGCTATTACTCGTGCCGTACTATCATACATAGTAGGAGCGTACATATATAGTCTCTGGTTTTCATACGGCGTATGACGAGTAATTTCTTTACCTGTTACATTGATATGATGAATTTGCAATCTTTCAGTCATTAATGCTGATTTAGTCGCTATCACCGAATACATAAATTTGACAAAATCAGGATATACATCGGGAGCTTGTATTGTTTCCGCCGTATATGTCACGCCAGTTTTTGTATTATATTCTGACAGCAAATGCACGACTTGTTCATCTCCGCCACCCTGCACAATTCCGCCAATTAAATTGGAAAGCGTTGCACGTTTAAGATTTTCATGCGCAGTTTCTATCATATCCATAATATTTCCGGTAACCATAGAATAAAAACTTGCCAGCTCTTCAGGGCCCGTAAATGCACATTCTATCTGCTCACGAAAATACGAACGCTCAATACTAAACACATTAGCGCCATAAAAATTTGTCTGCAATATATTGGGGCGGCGAAGCTTATACATGTCTACACTTTGTCCGTCTTCAGGCAATGCGAAAGATGTATCATCTATATAATCACCATCAGCAATATTCAGCTTTCTGACAATATTCCCCCAACGTTCATTGTCAACCCTCAGTCCCGGGAACTTTTCGGAATAGGGTCTAATCGAAAAAATTGTCCGAGTAATCATCTGCGTGATAGCACTCATTACCGGGTCTGTTCCATTTTTTAATGCTGTTGTAGCTACAGATACAAAATCCCCGGTATTTGTGGGGGTCAAAACCTTTTCGCCTGTAGCCTGTGCCACAATTGACGTTAATACCGTTGAAATTTGGTTAAAATTCAAATCATTTACACTTGCCAT